TATAAATGAGGATCGATTCATTAAAAACTGAAGCTAAGAGACTTGGTCTTCGCGTCACTAAAAAGGTAAAAGGTAAACGCGTACCTTTAACAGAAAAGGAATTGAGTTTGAAAATTCAAAAACGACAGGCGCCGGCTTTGGACATTCAAGTTCGAGAAACGAAAAAACTTTTACGCGCGTGTAGATCACTGTTTAAAACCATGGATGCACCTGTTCGTGTTCCTAAACCTAAAACCCCTGTTAGAAAACCATCTACACCACTTCCTATTAGACGTGTACCAGCTCCACCCCCGATACCACCAGCACCACCAGTTCCACCACGTCCCATGAAACGAAACATTCGCGCGAATTTAATGACTGCTTTGAAAGCCAATCTTGAAAAACGCGGTCTTAGAAAAAAACTAAACCAAATTTCTTAGTCATTGTTTTTTTAGCACTTACCAAATCGGGTTGACTCCAAAGAAGCCATCTCGACCAAAACCCCGCGGTATAAAAACCTGTTTTACCCCAGTTTTCTGTATCGCTTCTTATAACATCGAGCATGTTTGTGTGAATGAGTTTAGGATCAGTTTGTTTTTGAACCATATACGGAACGAATCCACCGTGTCGCGTTACGTAAGAACGCATTCGTACAGGATCCTTATGTATTGTATAGTCTGAGTATCCTCTCGCACCAAAGTCAACGAACCGTCCGTTTTCGAACGTTACGCGGAACTTTTTATCGAGTCTTGGACTCTTTTTTAAATGAACTCGGGTCATTTATTATATAGTTATAAATTATTTTTAAAAAAGTCCTCTGCAATGAACTTAAAAAGATAAGGGATTTATAATATAATGTCGGCTCTTAATACTCTTAAGAAATATCTAAAAAGTAGAGGACAAGAAATAAACGACGAATGGTATGTTAAAATAGAAACTCGGAAATCGGGTAAATCCGCGGGTATGACCGATAACTATTATTTTTCACCGGAAGGTAAACGATTCCGTTCCATGATTGAAGTGTATAGATTTCTAACCACGGGTGATAAATTTGAGCGCGATGAAAAAACAAAATGTTTGAAAATTGATAAAGAAAATAACGATGAAATAATGGATGATTTATGTGAACTTGTATCCGATATGTACATAAATGATAACATTAAAAATTTACACGACACAAATTCTGGTATGTTTAGAAAATTGAAAAAGGATTCCGTTAACTTTATAGATAGTAAATTACAAAAAACAAAAATTCAAAATATGAGTGAGAAATATAGTATTACACTTCCAATTGATACACCTGAAGAAAATATAATACACTACTCAAAAGCGAATGCCGCTAATCTAGTAAAAAACTTTTTTAGAACTGCTCCATCGTGTTTGGGATGTGGTGCTAAGAAAAATGAAATACAAAGTGGAGGTAAAAAATGTATTTTAACGCATGCACATACTATCAAATCTAGACCCGAAATTTTAAAAATGGCTGTATCGGAATCACGAACTGAAGAAGGGTACAAAACACACCTGATTCTTAGAAAATTTATAGAATTACATAAACATTATCCTGTCGCAACACTTTGTTGGGATTGTCATCATACTCTTGGTTGAAATATATTTTTATACGAAAGGAAAACTTTTGTAGAAAAATACGTTTTTAAATTATTGTATGTAATTTTCGCCACGTTTGTAGCGCCTGTATAAAACAATTCCTAAAGTGAGTGATATTAACCAACACTGAAATTCTGATAATCCGTAAGGTTCTTGGATCATAAACATGTTTTTATATACTATATGATTTATTACTTTATGTATCTACTGTTTGTTTTGTAATCTTGCGAGCGTGTAGTGATGATAAAGATGTATTATGGAGAGTGTGAGTGATATGTAAGCTCCTGGACTACGTCTTATTTTTTTGTTCAGTAGTATGAGTAGGGCTATTGTGATTACGATAAGTGTTGGTAAGGCAAATAAAGCTATTTGTGTATCTGTTAGTTTTGGATCTTTAAGTTCGTTTGACATTTATATATCGTGAGAATATATTTCCATGTATAAAATTACCCTATCGTGCTCAGATTGGTTTTCGGCCCAGTGTGGTTCACGTGCATCTAAGAGTAAAGCCTTACCGTTTTCTTCTACGTGTGTACCTATTACCGAGTGGTGGAGGAAACATTTTTCTGGACATTTTAACCCTAGGTGGTACGTGTATGAATAATCATCTCCAACACCGTCTGTGTGTTCCTTTAATTTTACACCACCTTTCATGAGTGAAAATCCAGCTATTTTTATTCCTTTTATTTTTGAAAGTAATTTTGCTGTTTTAGGACATTGTCTACAATTTCCAGGTACTTGATTCCAGTTCCAAATGATTGGCCAACTTACCCATGAATCTTGTACATGGTCTTGACCACCTTTTAACCACCCGTAATTTCCTTTTTCGTATAAACTTACAATTTCCTGCATATGTTCTGAACCGTCCCATTCACCTTCTTTCCTTGGTTTTGGTGATATGAAATTATCTGGTAAATTGTTTACCTCTTTCTGAATGACATTCGTGAACTTGTTTAGATCTTGTAATTTCATAATGTTGGTGTATATATTTTATAGATGTTTTCTACACACTGCCCTGTACATGTCTTTACCTCCAATTAAGTTTATTTCGTCGTTATCGACAATACGTTTAGTGAATGGTCCGTGTGTACCGTCCATACATTCCATACACATGGCTGATATTTTGAACACTTTATCGGCGAGGGGTATACAATCTATTATTTCACCTATCTTTTCCTGTTTATAATCACCGTCGAGACCCGCTAATAAAACGGTCTTGTTGTTAAATATAGCATTTTTAACGAATGATTTAAGTCCGGGAAAGAATTGAGCCTCGTCTATGGCAATAACATCTACGTTTGTATAATCTATGTTATCTAAATTTTCCGTTTTTATACATTCAAATTTCATGTTATCGTGTGTTCGTAAAACTTCTTCTGGCGATCGTGTATCGAGTGTTGAATTTAATACGAGAATATTTTTTCCTATAATTTTGTACCTTTTCAAACGTCGAACTAGTTCGGTTGTTTTACCGGAGAACATATTTCCCATAATAATTTTCAAACTCATTTATTTATTGTTGGTTTATTTTTTTAAATGAATTAAAGAATAATGGACTAGTTATATAAAATGACGAATACAGAAGATAAACTTTTAATTAAACGCCTTAGTATAGACGCAGTTTTGCCTACTCGACAATCACACGGATCCGTTGGTTATGATTTATATAGTCTTCAAGATCTAACTATTGAACCGGGTTCTCGAAATATCGTGAGTACGGGTATATGTGCGACTATCCCTGATGGGTGTTATGGTCGAATTGCCCCTCGTTCTGGTTTATCTGTGAAATATGGAATCCATGTAGGTGCAGGTGTTATTGATCCTGATTATACGGGTGAATTACGAGTTAACCTATTTAATCTCGGGGCTATTCCTTACGAAATTAAAAAGGGTGATAGAATTGCACAATTAATTTTGGAAAAGTGTATGACACCTGTTATAAAAGAGGTTAATGAATTGAAGAAAACGTTGCGTGCTAATAGAGGTTTTGGGTCGACTGGTACGAATTAATTTAATATTTAGTTGCCGAATGCGACGCCACCCATACCATTCTTAATCCTGAGAATGTTATAGTTGACCGCATATGCACGAGTTAATTTTGGTGTATCCCCAGAAGTTGGTGAGTTTATAGCCAATTTTGCACTATCGATACGCGAAAAGTTTAAGGTACCAGTTGGTTGAGACTTGTTCATCGTAAGACAGAATGGCCACGTGGCGACGCATTCAGAATCGAGCGTTGGTGAAAGAACGGAGCAGTGTCTGGATGGCACAACCTTGCTGTAATATTCATAGGACATGTTTTCGAAGAGTGGTGTTCCGTTAATGTACATGGTCGCGTCTGCGAACGAGTATTTAGTACTGTGATCTTCCGCGCATGCAATGTGAACGGCCTTAACTGGGTGGTTAAAGTACGTGAGATCGACGGACGTATCCGTGTGCGTCATTGGTTGGAATTGTGTTTGTGTGAAGAGAACTTCGTGTTCTTCATTTGCGAAGAATTCACGTTCGGCGGTATCGAGAAACACGTACGAACCGTATGCTTTGTAACCATCCGCGTGAGCTGCAAAGTCTGAAGGTAACTTTATTCTGACTTCAACTTCGTGGTATTGGAGACCGACGAGTGGTAAAGATTTGGTCCAATCTTCGCTGAAGAAGAATGGTATGACGTATGATTTCGAGCTGGCGTTTTCGCCGTTGTCGTAGCACGTTGTTGCACACGAAGCCTTCGCTTGGGATTCGTTGTAGAGCACGTTATGGACACCCGCGACAAAGAGCGAATCCATTTTGCACACTTCTTGACCACCTATCCAGAGTGAGAATTCCGTTGGTGTTGACGAATTAGAATTAAACAAACTGTTCGTATCTGCATTTTTTAAGTTGATATCTGTACCTTCAAGCCAGACGTAGCTTAAAAGATCTCCCTTGGATCTAATTGGGATAACAATTTCATTACCTGCACCGAACGAACCGATGTAATCGAGACGTTCTGGTTTTATCGCGAAGTTAGTGTGGCGTTTATAGTTTTGTCTGAAGAACGAGACTTGTGGGTCGCCTGTGATGTACACAT